GCACAGACTTGAGCCAAATAACCATTAGGGGCGTTTTTCGAGGGGTCGCTGCCAATCCCGCGCAAGCTTCAGTATTTTTACACAATAAACAGATTATCCGAGGGGAGCTTTAGCTTGATACAGGAAACTTTGAAAGAGTGGATAGATAGCTTGACTTTGACAGTNGAGCAGCGAGTAATTGCAGGTATGGCNCTNAAGCTGGCAGGTTCGTTCGATGAAACCGGACATACCTCGACAGCAGCCGAACTTAGAAAGACNATCCTCGAATTGCAGTCNCAGTTGAACGCTAACAAGTCTGAAATAGACCCACTAGAGAAACTGCTAACCAGGTAGTGCTACAGCTCCCGGCTACCTTCACTAAACCCCTATCGGATGACTTTGTTACCGATGGGGATTTACTGATTGAGCTGGCAGACATCGCCTGGAAGTCACCGGAGAATCCTGAAGGGCTAAAGCTCGATGAGTGGCAGAAGTGGTTGCTTAGACATCTTTTAGAAAGATACCCAGATGATCACGAGAATCCGGACTTAGCTGGCAGACTTAGATACAGGCAAGCGGTAGTGTCATTAGGTAGGCAGAACGGAAAATCGTTACTTGCAGCCATCTTAGGGCTTTACGGACTTTTGATACATCAAAGGACAGGCGCGCAGGTGCTATCGCTTGCCAGCTCCTCAGATCAAGCGCGCATTATTTACAGCAGAGTGCTATTTGTTATTCAGAACAACCCGTTCTTAGCTAAGAGATTCAAGAAAGCTACAGAGCAGCGCGGAATCGTAACAGCAGATGGAACAGGTCGCTACGATGTAAAGGCAGCTAAAGAATCTGCCCTTCAAGGTATTCCGATTAGCCTATGTCTAGCCGATGAGCTTCACTTATTCAAACCCGGTATGTGGTCTGCTGCTGTTCTAGGAACATCTCAGCGCAGAGATGGAATGGTATTGGGGATTACTACTGCCGGAGATCAGAACTCGGAAACTCTAATCGAGCTTTACAAGTCCGGCAAGAAAGCTGCTGCCGGTGACCCGGAGCTAGAGCGCTTCGGCTTCTTCCTGTGGGAAGCACCGGAGAATACAGAAGTCACAGACCCTAAAGCTATCTTCGCTGCTAACCCTTCGGTAGCTGCTGGCAGAATCCCACTCGATCAAGTCATAAGCGACCTAAAGACTCTACCCGAACATGAAGCCAGGCGTTACCGACTAAACCAGTTCATTAGTGCGAGCGCTGCTAGTTGGTTGCAGTCCGATGTATTCAGGAAGGCAGTAGGCAACGGAGTCGAGAATAAAGAAGGCGCTGTGTTCGCTGTGGACATCTCTCGGAACTGGACTTACGCGACTATCGCAGTTGCTAACGAGAAGGATGGAGTGCAGCAGACCGAGCTAGTGCAGACCTTCGTGAACCCTACAGAAAATCAGCTTTACAACCGACTAATCGAGTTGCAGGAGAAGTATTCGCCTCGAGCTATCGCACTCGATGACAGGCAGCTTCCCGGGCTAGGCAAGCGCCTGAAACTTGTAGGAATCCCAGTCTGGCAGTTGTGGACTAAAGAAGTGAGCGCAGCTTGTTCAGCGGTTTACGCGCTATTCAGCACCGACAAAGTTAGACACAATAACGACCCGTTGCTCATAGTGCAGTCACCTAACGGAGTAACTAAGTATCTGGGAGAGAATTGGTTGATTAGCCGAAAAGATTCTCATGGTGAGATAGATGCACTCATGGCAACTATTTTTGCAATTTATGTTAGTGCAAGAGCGCAACACGCACAAATTGGTGTATTCTAAATTACACTAATGTAACTAAGATAGGTTTCAATGGCATCTTTATGGCAACGCATTACTAACCAAATCCCCGAGCAGCGAGCAGCGCAGCCTACTGTTCCCACTCGAGAGGCAGCAGTCGTAACTGCTAACACAGCCCTAACCCTTACAGCGGTTTACCGCGCTGTGCAGATCATAGCAACGCCGATTAGCAAGATGCCGGTAAATACTTACCGCTACGCAACGGGTGTAGAGCTAAAGGTCGAAAACCCAGTTCTAATCAACAAGCCAGACATCAACTCTAACAAGCGCGACTTTCTATTTCAGACAGTTACATCGCTTGCACTCGAGGGCAACGCCTTCTGGCATAAGAGCTTCGGAAGTAATGGGCAGGTAAACAACCTAACTATCTTGCCGGCAAGTTCGGTATCGGTTGCTTATGTTGATGATCAAGACATCGCTAAAGGCGTTTACTATTCATACATGGGCAAGCGCTACAGCTCCCGAGAGATTGAACACCTAAAGCTATTTACAAAGACTGGCAACCTCAGNGGCATTAGCCCTATTGAGAGTTGTCGAGCAGATGTTTCGGCTGCTCTCGATCTACGCGATTACGCTAAAAACTGGTTNAACAGCGCCGGAGTTCCTACCGGTATCCTAAAGACTAACCAGGCTATAAATGTAGAGCAAGCCGATACAGTTACTAACAACTGGCACAATAAGCAGCAGAACAGGCAGATAGCTGTTCTAGGTAACGGATTCGATTACCAAGCAGTATCGCTATCACCTAGAGAAGCGCTATTCACTGACATCGTGGAGCAGAACACAGTTTCTATTGCTCGACTGTTCGGAGTCCCGGCGAGAATGTTGATCACTACAGTCCCAGGCGGTAGCGACACCTACACTAACCTTCAGGATGAGCAAAAGACTTTCTACCTAACAACCCTGAGCGCCTACACAGATGCTATTGCAGATGCTCTAACCAACTGTCTACCTAGAGGGCAGCGAGTCGAGTTCGACTGGCAGCACATCTTTAGGGCAGACATTGAAACAAGATACAACTACTACGCTGCCGGAATCGCAGCAGGATTCTTAACCGAAGAAGAAGTAAGAGAGAAAGAAGGACTAAATGTCTGAAATCTCAATAACTAGCTTCGGATACAACAACGAAGCACCGGAAGCAGACCTTCTTCTAGATGCTCGCTCTATCCCACACGATTCAATCTCTGGATTATGGGAACTAGACGGAAATGATGACAGAGTTTCGAAAGCTGTATTTTCGACTAAAGAATCGGAAGTTTTATTGTCGGACTTTCAGGCATCACTAGAAGGTTCACAAATTAGAAGCGTTGCAGTCGGTTGCTCTCAAGGCAGACATCGCAGCGTTGCAGTTGCTAATCGGATGAAAGACCTAGCTGAATCTCGAGGCTTGTCTGTAACAATACAACATCGAGATCTTGGAAAACTAAGAGGTAATACTATGGAACTAGAAGTAAGAGAGTTTTCTGCTTCTGCCGACATCGAGGAAAGAACTGTAACCGGACTAGCAGTCCCTTATGGTGAGTCTGCGAGTATCGGCGGAGCTTACAATGAGCGCTTTCAAGCCGGAGCTATTGACTCGGTTGAAGATGTCAAGTTGTTCTACGGACATGAAGAACCAATTGGCAAAGTTGTAGAAGGTAGAGATACCGAAGCAGGCTTTGAGATCATGGCTCGAATCAGCGACACACCTCGAGGCAACGAAGTGCTCACACTTCTCCGCGATGGTGTTCTAAACAAGTTTTCGGTGGGCTTTCTACCGCTCGAGCAAGAGCAAGAAGGTTCAACGATTACGCGAACTAAGGTTTCCTTGAAAGAGGTTTCAGTAGTTCCGTTCCCAGCCTTTGCAGGCGCAAACATAACCGAGGTTCGAGAAGAACAGGCAGAAGCCGAACTAATCGAAACTCCCAATCAAGAAAGAGGCTCTATGTCTGAGAACATGGAACTAGAGGTTCGAACTGTTCAGGATGAGGTTGCAGAATTGCGCCGAGTTGTCGAAGCAGGACTTACCCAGGAAACAGCAGCAGCACCTTACGCGGAAATCCGCTCACAGGGTGACTTTGCTAAGAAGATGCTAGTTGGAGATGAAGGCGCAGTAGAGCTTGCTCGCGCAGCTTCGGACTCAAGCGACACAGTTGCTCTACCAGGCTTCGTTGGTCAGATCAACAACCTAATTGACAACAACCGCCCAGCTCTAAATGTATTCTCTCGCGCAGCGCTACCTGCTGCCGGTCTTACAGTTGAGTATGCTTCGGTAACCGCTAACACTATTGCAGTAGATGCTCAGAGCGCTGAAAATGCTGCTCTAACCTTTGGTAACCTAACTATTGCTAACACTTCGGCAAACGTTGTCACTTATGGTGGATACACCAGCTTCTCAAAGCAGACCATCGAGCGTTCAACTGTGAACTACCTAGATACAGTATTCCGCGCTCTAACACTTGCTTACGCTAACGCTTCTAACGCAGCTCTCGTTTCTCATGTTGAGGGATTGAGCTACACCGGAAAGGTGTTTGACATCTCAGCAGGAACTTCTGCTGCTATCGTTGGTGGAATCGCAGATGGTGCAACTTACATCTTCGAGCAGACCGGACTTCGCCCAGAGGCTATCGTTGCTTCACCAGAGGCTTACAAGTTCTTGGTTAGCGTTGTAGACACAACTGGTCGCCCAGTAGTTCTACAGGATGGTGCAGGAACTAACAACATCGGTTCGGCTAACATCCCAGGATTATCAGGTTCACTACTTGGCTTGCCAGTGATTGTAGACCCAGCGATGACCGCTAACAAGTGCTACATGGCTAACAGCGCAGCTATTCAGACTTTCGAGTCTGCCGGAGCGCCAGTTCGCTTGACCGATGGTGACATCACTACCTTGACTGACTCAGTATCCGTTTACGGTTACATGGCAATTACCACACCGTTTGCCGGTGCGATTGTCGAGCTAGACACAGTAGCTTAGTAGGTATCTAAATGACCGTTTCTCTAAACCAGCTACAGGCTTACATTGGAACAGATGAGTCAGGTGACTTTATTACAGGTTGCCTAAACTCAGGGAAGGCTTTGATCGAGAATTACATTGGGGAAGTAACTACAGTCCCTAATCACATCGAAGATCAGGCTGTTCTAATTTGTTCTTCTGAGCTGTTCCACCGGAGAAGCGCGCCAAATGGTATTGCTCAGTTTGCAAGCATGGATGGCAGCCCCGTTAGGGTTGCAAAAGACCCTATGGGTGCTGTCTATCCGCTGCTTCTTCCTTATGTTGGGTATGGTGTATGACCAACGAGATAACGCTATCTAAGGCAGAGTTCAAGCTCGACCTAGAGGCAGCAGGACTAAGGGTTTTGGAGTATGTTCCAGAGCGCATAGTTCCGCCTATCGTTATCATCAACAGCGCATCGCCATACCTAACACCTAGCACTCTAGGCAGCGAATACGACCTATCTCTAGAGCTCGTAATAATTGCAGCTACTGCAACTAACAAGCAAGCTACGGAGTTGCTCGATGAAGCGATAGCTAATGTTCTAACAGCTATGCCACGCTACGCCCGGGTGCTAAGAGTGAACGAGCCTTACCAGATGCAAACTAACAACGCTGAGTATCTCTCGGTAAATGTTTCAGTCGAATTAGAAATAACAATTTAGAAAGGGCTTGCTAATGGCAGCTTCTACGCGTATCAAAGCGCAAAACATTAAGTTCCTAATCGGAGCTACAGAATACGCTTGCGATGCAACGATGGTTGATCTAGTCCTAGGTGATGCACCTGGTGATGTTCAGACCTTCTGTGAGCAGCGAGTCGGTGGAGAGTGGGCGCTAACCCTCGAGGGAATTACCTCGGGAGATGCAACTTCTCTATACCGAGTTCTGTGGGCTAACTTCGGAACTACCGCAACATTCACCATCGCACCTAATGGAAACGAAACCGCTACTGCTTCCGAACCTCACTACACCGGAACAGTAAAGTTCAACGAAATTCCACCGCTATCGCTATCTTCAAACGACACAGCGACATTCTCGGTAACTCTAGAGGTAGCTAACACTCCTCACGACCCTGCTACGAATGTTTACTATGGCGTGGAGATCGTAACCGCGTAACTATGGCAGCCCCGGCTCAATCTGGAATCAAAGTCACAAATCTTCGAGAGATCAACCGAGCGTTGAAGAATGTCGGAGTGCCAAACGATGCAATCAAGAAGGCAGGTAAGGAATCTGCTGAAGCGGTTGTAGGCGAGGCTAAGGCTTTAGTTCCGGTGCGAACCGGGGCGCTTAGGAACTCTATTCGAATAGGTGCTACTGCTAGGGGTAAAATTACCATAATGGCAGGTAACAACCGAACCGGAAAATCGGGAGTTCCTTACGCTAATCCTATCCATTGGGGTTGGTATAAAAGAAAGATCGCACCACAACCCTTCTTTGTAAAAGCCCTAGGCTACACTAGAGAAGAAATCTATAACACTTACTTCGAGCAATTAGAAAGACTAATTACCGAGGAATACGCAAAAGCAAAACTAAAGTAAGGAACACAGAATGAACTTTGATGACCTAACACTAGGTGAAGTAGAAGAAATCGAGATGCTAGTAGGTCGAGGCATTGATGAAGTATTTGCTAACGGATCTCCAAAAGGTAGAGCGCTAAGAGTTCTTTACTATGTCATCAAAAAGAAGGCAGACCCGAACTACACCTTCGAGGAAACAGAAAAGGTTTCACAGAAAGAGGCACTAGCGCTGCTAGGTGAGTCTGACCCAAAAGGAAAGAACTAGCTAAAGCTAATGCCGAAAAGATGGCNGACTTTTGTCTAGCTACAGGTTTCGCACCTAGTGAGTATAAGCAACTCACNCCGGGACAGTATCGGGCTTTCGCGAGAGAGCTAGAAAGAAGAAGTAGAAGATGAGCTTAGTTCTAAATGTAGAGATACTTGGAGAATACAAGAAGCTCGCGACTGCTACTAAAGGCGCTACCGGGACACTAGACAAACTACAAAATAAGTTCAAAACTGTAGGCAAGAACATCGCTAAAGTTGTTGGCGGTATTGGTCTAGGACTAGGTGCAGCAGTAGCCTCACAGATCAAGCCAGCTATTGACGCAGCCAGCGACCTATCAGAAGCGACTAACGCAGTAGATGTAGCTTTTGGGGATGCTGCCGATGGGATTCTCGAACTAGGCGAGAAAGCTGCCAGGGGATTAGGTCTTAGCAAAACAGAACTGTTCGGAATCTCTACCCAGTTTTCAAGCTTCGCCAAGACTATTGCCGGGGAAGGTGGGAATGTTGTCGGTGTTGTTGATGATCTCGCTACTCGAGGCGCAGACTTCGCTTCTGTTTTCAATCTAGAGGTAGGCGATGCACTCGCTAAATTCCAATCAGGACTAGCAGGACAGAGCGAGCCACTTCGCAACTTCGGTATTGACATGAGCGCAGCCCGGGTAGAGCAGTATCTACTCGAAAATGGGCTTTGGGATGGAACTACAGCACTCACAGAGCAAGAGAAGGTTATGGGGCGTTATGGAACGCTCATGGAACAAACCTCAAACACCCAGGGCGATTTTAGTAATACCTCAGAAGGACTTGCCAATCAGCAGCGAATCGTAAAGGCAGAGTTCGAAAATCTTAGGGCAGAAGTAGGCGAGCAGTTTATGCCGATTTTGTCTAACCTAATGGGCTTTATTCTAGACTCTGTTATCCCAGCGTTCCAAGAATTTTGGTATGAGTTCACAGACCCTAGCGGAGAAGCACAAACCCAGCTTTCAGCAGTCGGCGATGCTATGACAGGCTTCGCAGAAACCTTCGGCATAGCTGCTAATGACATCACTTCTCAGCAGGTGTTCAACTGGCTAGGCGATAGCATCATCAGCGTTATGCGACAACTAACTCACATGAGCGTATTCACACAAGAAGTGTTTGGCGCTATTGGGCAGATGTTTAGCGCTACGCCCTTCTTGAGCAACCCGGTTCAATACTTCAAAGACATGAACGCAGCTAACGCGAGGCTGATGGGAGCTATGGCTAAGGCTAACGCAGCAGCAGCAGCCCTACAGTTCGCACCGGATACTACTTCCGGCAAGGGCAACGAAGAACGACTAAAGAACTTGCAACCTGATCAGCGCTTCGATCAGTTCGGCAAGCCAATAAGCCAGACTACTAGCGCACCTACACAGATAAATGTAAACATCAACCGCGCTAAAGTAAACGCCGATGACATCATCAACGACATCAACAGCAGGCTTCGCACTCAAGGAAGCAACCTACAGCTACGATGACAACAATTCCGAACTTCGACATCGCTAACGACCTAAAGGTCGAGTTCTTTCTGCCCAACCTGGAAGATAACGCTTTCATTGTAGGTATCAGCTTGCTAGGTGGGGAGAATGTTCTTTCTAATGGTGGGCAGTTTATTATCGGTGAGAGCCTTCTAGGTGGGGAGGATGTTCTAGGCGGTCTAGGGTTCACCTGGCAGAACTTAGGATGCTCTACAGCTAACGCGCAGCTCTCAATCGGTGGCAGTGTTCAAGATGATCTCTATTTTCAGCCTCA